CCAATATCAACTGAATTAACAGAATTGTCTTTTGCCATAGATATAAGAGGGTCTTCTACTGCTAGTGTTGATGTATTTACAGTTGTAGTTGTACCATTAACTGTTAAGTCTTGTGCTATAACTACACTTCCTGCAAAATTTGCTTCTTTTGTATTTTTAATAGTTAATGCTTCAACAATTTCACTTCCACCAGCACCATTATTATTAGGTACTGAAAAAATTAAATTTCCATCAAAACTATTATTAGCATTTTCTTTTAATTGAATACGAGCAATAGAATCTGGAGAACCACTATGTCCATATCCAAAATCTAAAGTTGCTGTACTTTGTACACCTGCATTATGAGTAGAACTATTTATATATAATTTACGAGCTGTACCACCTTGTATTGTTATATCATCACTTGTTGTTATTCCACCTGTAACTGTTACACCTGTACTTGTAGTAGATAATTTTTCATTTCCAGCTTGTCTTAATGATACATTTTCTGTACCTGTATTCATTGCAATAAATGTATTTCCATTAGATTGATTTCTAAAGAAAATATTTGTTCCATTACTTTGAACATATAAATCTCCTGTACCTACTTCATTTATATATGAGTTTGAACCGTCGTGGTATATTTGAAGGTCGTACGAAGCACCGAGTAATAATTTACCAGAATCTGTATTTATACCTACATTTCCATTTGCCCCTGTTACAGTAATTGTTCCAGTTGAATCTATCGTACCATTTACTATAACACCACCTGCTGAAGTTTCAAATTTCTTTGAATTGTCGTAATATAATTCAACAGCACCATTTTCTACTGAATTAATTATTAATTCATCTACTGCCGAATTATATACTCTAAATTGATTTGTAGAAAGTCTTAAACCACCACTTCCAGTATCTTTTATGTAACTATTACTACCATCGTGATAAATTTCTAAATCTCCACTTGTTCCTAATTCTAATTTTGCATTATCAATAAACCTAAAATTTTTATTTGATGTAACTCTGTTTTCGCTACCATCTAAAAAGAAATAAGTTTCTAAACCACCTGAATTATCATCACATCTAAATAAAATATCTTTGTCATCAGCGTGATTTTCTATTTGTAAATCTCCTGTGTAATTTTGTACATAGGTATTATTATTAGCAGATGTATGTACGATTCTAAAATCATCACTACTTCCAATATCTAATTGTACATCATCTAATAATCTTAAACTTTTACTAAATATATTTCTTTCGACACCACCATCAACTCTAAAATATTCTGTTACTCCACCAGTACCATCATCTGACTTAAATATAATATCACTATCATCAGCTACATTAGATATATTTAGATGCCCTGTGTGATTTGTTATAGAACCCTCACTACCTGAGTGTGTCATTCCTAAATCATTTGAATTACCTGATGATAAAAATTCTCCATCAGGAACTCTAACACTACCAGTAGGTATCACATTTCCTGTAACATCTATGCCTGTGTTTGTTGTAGAAATTTTTAAATTGTTATTATAATATAAATGTGAACCACCACCACCTGTGAATTGAGCTATATTATCTCCATTGCTAACTCTTTGTATATATAAACTTTCACTTGTTCTTAAATATAAATTTCCTGTGCCACCCTCATCAATATAAGAATTTGAACCATTATGATAAATTTCAAAGTCATTATCTGTGCCAAATCTTATCCTACCATTATCTCCAAAGGATAAATTTCCACCTATTGTTACATTTGTTGGTAAACCTATTTGTAATTGCTGACTACCTACTGATGTTGATGTTTCTATTTCGTTAGCAGTACCTATAATTGCAAACACTTGTGAATCTAAATCCACTGATGATTGTACGGAAGCGTCATCTCCTCTAAAATCTAAATCCTCTAATGTTATTTGTGAGGTAACAAAATCTTTTACTGCTGCACTTGTAGGAATAGATGTGTCGTTGTCATTATTTCCTATTCCGTCAGCTTCATCTACAAACTTTGTGATTGTTATATTTTCCCCTGTGTCTTTTAACGAGCCAAATTCTAAAATATTTGTTACCTTAAAATCCCCTGCGTTGTTTAGGTGTATTCCTGTTGCGTTACCAGAACCATCTGTTAATTCTCTTAATGAAGAACTAATTACTGCATTATCAATGGTCTTAATAAGCCCTACATAAGTATTCGATATTTTATTATTAAATAGACTTGCCATAATTTATCTTTATTTTTTTATCCTCTTTTTTTAAAAAAGTTTTTAATTTCTCAATATTTTTCCTTTTTGGTTTATATGTCATAACACCCAACCATTAAATGTAGCATCTTGACTTGGATTAATGTCGTCGTTACTATTGCTTGTATACTCTGGATAATCACTATTTCTAAAACTAATATAATCTATAAATCTCCTTGTGTACCATTGAGCATTATCTCTTGCTTTTTCAACCAAATAATCTACTTCATTCTTTGAGACCGTTTCACTTGTCTCGCTTGTGTGTTTAAAAATTCCACCATTCCTTATTTGATATGCTGCAAATGGAATATAATCCACTTGACTATACCAAATTAACATTGGAACTATATAATCATTTAAAAGTGTTTTATATTTTGCGTTTGCATTTAAGTCAATATCGCCACTTGTAATTAATGTTCCAATCTTATTATATAACTCCGTTCCGAGATAGTTTTGTATATGTATCTCTTGTGCAAGTTTTATAAATTGTATGAACTTGTCTGTGTCAACATTCCCATCCATTATGGAGTTGCGAATTAAATCTGTTCTATTTATAAAAAGTGCCGTTGCCATTATTTCTTTTTGTTTTTAGGTTTCCAATTTGGGTGGTGCCCATTGTTTGCCATATCTTTTGGTGCTTTTTTTGCATCTCTCCAACCTCTTGGTCTGCCTTCATATGTTTTTGGTATGCTATCAACTTCTACATAATCCTTCATTTTGTCGGATTTTTCTATGTATTTACCATTTGTTTTCTTTTTTAATCTATAAAGTTGTTGCTCCCAATAGTGTCCACAATTTACCCCACCTTTAAAACGGAATAAATCATAAGGTTTGCCTTTGTGTCCAAAACTTTTATTTACCCCTGCTTTACTTGCAGCGTCAATATCTTCTATTCTGTAAACTAAATTTCTTGCCATCATAGTTCTACAAAATTTTCTTGTACTTGTACTGCTATATTTTTGTGCGTATTTATATCTAACTTTGTAAAAACTTTTATCCAATACAGAAAAATCTCCTTTACCTTTTTTGGTAACTGCATTTGCTAATTGTTGAAATAAATTTTCTTTTGCTTGTATATGTTCATTAGCCCAAGTTTCAATGTCAGAATTTTTTTCTGAATATTCTCTTGCGTCAGCTAATACCCATTCATCAGATATTTCCTCGCCTTTTAAATTTTCAAGTATATAATCTTCAGTTTCTGCTGATAATTCTTGCACTTGTTCCTCTTGCTTTACCCCTGTTTCTTCTTCGATACTTTCTTCGTCTTGTACGTCTTCGTCAATTTCAGTAAATTCAAGTGGTTGTAAAGTCACAAAATAAAGATTTAAGGCAATATCATTAACAGCTAATATTTTATCAAATGCGTCTATTAAAAGTTCTTGAAATGGCCTTATAACCGTGTTATCCATTAATAGCGAAGCTGTTTTAATTTCTTCTGCGTTATTACCTAACCCTGTATTATCTTTAATACCTAAAAGCATAGGCGATACGATACGGTGTGCAACCATAATTTTTTTACTTGATTCATCAGATAAAAATTGATATTGATTATGTGCGTCTGATAATTGTACAGGCGTAATATCTGCTTGTGCTTCTTTATTGTCGTTAAATGCCAATATAAATTTACCTGCGTTACTACTGCCACTAAATTTTTGTGCTATTCTGTGTTCTATTAATTGTCTTTCCTCTTGATTAGGAATTCCATTGTTAAAATTAATAAGCATTGATGGACTTAATCCATTCATTATGTTATTAAGATGATAATTGGATATTTCCTCTTCCAACTCTGCATATTGTAATCCACCTTGATAATCAACAGGACTATAATAATAAAATCCTGCTCTATATGGTTGAATATATAAAATTTCTAATGCTTCGTTACTTTGACCAAACGCTGGTATACGCTTTGGCTCATCTGATGGTTTTATTTTACTCCAATCTTTAAAATAATAATATGCTTCTACATCTCCATCATCATTGGCTTTTTCTGCCCTTAAAGTTTCTACAGGAAAGTGTTCTACTTGTGCAACTTCTGTTTTTGTTTTATTATAAATTACTTGTACTGCACATTGACCCATTAGTTTTAAATCGTAACATAATTTTCTGACACAATCTTTTTTAAATAGTGTCATCATCTGTGCATATTCATTTGGTTTATCACTTGCATCTGTAGCATTTAATCCTTTACCAAATATCTGTTGCGATATTCCGTTTATGGAAGCATTATTTGTTGGACTTCCATTATATCTATCTATTAAATATTGAAAATAATTATTATCTTTTCCATATTGTACCCAATCTCTCCTTGCAACTTCCTTAACTTCTGGAGATGTGTATGTACTTAAATTCACAAAACTGACTTCGCTTTGTTTATTTTTAATAAATTGTCCTAATTGATTTCTTTTTCGTGTTTTCATACTACAATATACTCATTATTATAAGAATTATTTGATGTGTATTGTCCATTGTTAATGTTATAATGTTCGTTGTCGTTTAATTGGTCTATGTCTTGGTCTGTTACAAATATTCTATCTTTAAAAATCATTTGTTTTTGGTCACTATCGGTTTGCCATAATTCATCATACATTTGCCATAAACTTAAATTTGTATTCCAATAATTAAAATCAGCAAATAATTCTAAAGCATAAAATCTTGCTTCTTTATAAATACTATTACCAGAACTATCTACATAATTAATTGTAAATGTTTTTCTACCTTCTGTGTCCTCTGAAACAGAACCACCATCAACATAA